ATTAGGCGGAGGCGAAGAACTTGAGTTAGCTATTAAAAGATTGGCGAGATGGGTGGAGGCGTTTCCAGTTGCTGACGTAACAATTGGAAACCACGACCGTATAATCTCAAGAAAGGCTTTCTCAGGCGGTATTCCGAAGGCTTGGATTAAGTCATTTAACGAAGTGCTTAACGCTCCAACTTGGCGATTTGTTGATAGGGTCGCTTACGATGGTGTTCAGTATGTTCACGGTGAAGCTGGAACGGCTCGGACTAAGTGCCGCGCAGATATGCAAAGCACAGTTCAAGGACATCTTCACACGCAATGCTATTCCGAGTGGTACGTTGGTCAGAACTTTAAAGTCTTTGGCACTCAGGTCGGATGTGGAATTGACTTCGACAAGTACGCTTTCGCTTACGCTAAACGAGGCAAGAAACCAGCCATTGCTTGTGCCGTTGTAATAGGTGGCAAGACTGTAATAAATGAATTGATGGAATTATGATAATATTTCTTTTAACCGTTTCCGTTTGTCTCCTTTTACTGGTTGTCGGGCTACTCTTATATATAGGTTATAAGGTCAGCGAGTTGGAACGAACGCAAGACGTTATTTTTGATGCCGCAGTCAGCGCAGAGGAGCGTAACCGTGAGATTGAGTTAAACCAAGAGGCTATTTTAAACGCCTATTCACGACAAAATTAACGCAGAAAGCGTTGCGCATTTCGCAATGATTAAGAACGAATTGAAAAATAATTTGAAAAAACTTGCATTAGTGTAGTGATTATTCAAAAGGTTATTTATATATTTGGTCTATAATTAAAAACAGAACGATGGAAAAGCAATCAAGAACAATAGAGGGAGTTAAAGTTCAATACACAATTGAATATTGTAAATCAAAAAACTACACGAATGACTATTCAAAGTCAGGTTCAAAATTAGGGCAATTGGTTTTTGAATGTGATGTGTTAGTTACAATAGAAGGAGTTGAGTTTAAAGGTCAAATGAAGTCAGTTTTTACAAGTAAGATTTGTAAGTACACCAAAACTAGATACACAAAAGAAACTTTTCATTTTAACGGTCTTGAATATCCAAGAAACGAAAAGCAATTATTGATTGGATTATTGAAGTAAACTCTCAAAAATAACCAAGTAATAACCAAAGGGGCAACCATAAGAACGCCCCACAATAACAGAACAAAATGAAAAAGCAAGACCGAGTAAAAGCAGTAAGATTCGCTGGTTATGGACATTATAAAGTGACCATTGAAAAGTATGGTAAATTATACTCCGCTATCTCAACCAATTCTCAAGCGGTTGATGATTACAGAGATGGTAGTGTAAGTGCCGCGATAGACCTTTATGATGAAGTAATCAGAAAGACAACGATATGAACCACTTAACATTCCAAGAGCGACTTTCAGATATGCAAATCCCAGCATTTGCCCGTAAACTAGCAGACAAAGCAATACAAAAATTGCAATGCGGAGGAGGAACGATAAGCGCAGACTCTAACGAGTTTTGGCAAATTGTAAAACATTCAAGAGTAGAACCAATCAAATGTTCAGCTTACACTTTTATTCGTATTTATGACGATTACAGAAGAACGGCAGTTGACATTCAGACTTTAAATTCGTAAATTCAATTATTAATTAATCATCAAAAAACAGAACGATGAACGAAACGCAGAAAGAGAGACTAACCGGTCTCGCAAAAGAAAACGGTCTAACGAAAGACCACTTCTTCAAAAGTCCTCAAGGCTTTGTAATTATCACAAGACAAGGCATTGAGCGCATCCAAGCGCACAAATGCATCCGAGTTAGCTATGAGGTAGTCAGCTTATCGGAAGACCTAAAGCACGTTGTACTCAAAGCAACTGGCGAGATGTCTAACGGTAACGGCTTACCCGTTCAAATGGAAACATTCGGAGAGTCTGCGCCTGACAACACGCGACAAAAGTACCCGGTTGCAATGGCGGAGAAACGAGCCTTGAGCAGAGTGGTTTTAAAACTCTCAGGACTTTACGAAGTCGGAGTATTTGGAGAAGACGAATCTGACGACTTTAAACGCAAGTAAGATGTTGGAAGAACTATTTACCGAACAACGGACAGACGAATGGCATAAGCAACGAATGGGGAAGTTTACGGCTTCCCGGTTCGGTGAACTTATGACCAACGCACGAAAGAAAGACGAAGTTCTAGGAGCGACTGCAGTAAGCTACATTTATGAGAAGGCGGCAGAACTCTTGACGGAAGAGCGCAAGGAAATCTTCGGAGCGGCTTTAGATTGGGGAACGGAAAATGAACCAATCTGCAAGAATTACTTTGAAGAGACTACTGGCTTAACGATTGAAGAGATGCCGTTCGTTGAGATTAACGAATACTCAGGTGCTTCTCCTGACGGAATGGTCAACGGGGAACTTATCGAAATCAAATGCCCTTACAATACCAGCAACCACCTCAAGACTGCCTTTGAAGGTTACATTGACCCTAAGTATATGTGGCAAATGCAAGGTCAGATGTTAGCAACTGGAGCGTTAGCTTGTAGGTTTGTTAGCTTCGACCCACGTATCAAAGACGAACGCTTTAAACTGATTGAGATTAGAGTTGAAGCTGACCTTGAAATGCAAGAGCAACTCCGGGAGAGACTAGAGTTTGCAAATGATTACCTTAGTAACTTAATAAACCCAAAATAATGGAAAACAAAGTAGTATTTATAGACGGTGTGAACGTCTTTACACCGAACGAGAAAGCACCTGACTTCGTTAAAGCGAGTCTTGTGATCAACCCGACTAAGCTAATCGCTTGGTTAAAGGAAAACGACCAGTATTTAACTGAAGGAAAAGAAGGTCTTGAGTTACGGACTCAAATTAAGGAAAGTAAGCAGAACAAACTTTACGCTTCAGTCGATACCTTCAAACCTAAACCACAAGCGGCTACCGTTCAAGCGACTACCGTTGAAGTAACTGACGACCTTCCCTTTTGAAGAAGAGCAGAAGTAAAATTGTCAAAGAGTTAGATGCCGCCTTCAGTCGATTTATTCGGTTGAGGGCGGTTAACCTTGACGGCTTTGTGGAGTGCTACACTTGCGGAAGAAGCTATGAAGTAAAGAAGATTCAAAACGGGCACTTTATGAGTAGAGCAAGATACGCTACTCGGTGGCACGAGGATAATTGTAGACCACAATGCTACGGATGTAACGTAATGCAACAAGGACGGCAATACGACTTCGGTTTAAACCTTGACCGGGAACGTGAAGGACTGGCGGACGAGATGCACCAGCTTTCATTAACGACCGTGAAGTTTGCAACGTGGGAACTTGAAGAGAAACTTGCTTACTACCGCGAGAAGGTTAAGGAGTTAGAATAAAAAAATTTATTTTAATAGTTTGAATATTCAAAAGAATATATATATTTGACAAACATTTAAAAAAAGAAAACAATGGAATTTGAATTTACAACAGAAATCGAAGATGCAGAATTAACAATCAGCTTTGATTACCAGCCCGAAGAGTCAACGGTACTATATTACTCTGATGGGTCAGGCTATCCGGGTTGCCCAGCAAGTGTTGATGACATTTCAGTTTATTGGAAGACCCAAAAGTTTAACTCTAAAATTTTTAAACACGAGGACGTAGATATTGATGTTACTGATTTTCTTAGAGAATTAGGTCACGACCTAGAAGAACTTTGCTTTAACTTTTTAGCTGAACAATAATGATAATTAACCCAAACACCGAAGCTGGAGTCGTTTACATAACGATTAAAGACACCACATTCTACATTGACTATTCAATGAACGAGCCAATAGTTATGATGTGGAAAGACAAAGAAACCGAAGTAGTAACCCTTTTACCTGAAGAAAATGATTAAAATTCCGAAGATTAGCGAAGTAATTCAAGAGGCTAACGCCAAGAAGATAACCGCTTACCGAATAGCCAAAGATACAAGGCTATCAACTCAGACCGTTTACGCTTATTTCAAAGGCGAACGAGTAAGCGTAAGAACTCAAGAAGAAATTATAAACTACATTAATAAATACTAATGTTCTACAATACCAACGAAGAAAAAGGAACGGCTCTAAACGAGTCCCGGAAGAAAGCCAAAACTCAGGACGAACTTGTGCTTGAGTACTTTAAGAACTACGATAACTTAGGCGCAACGCCTGAACGCGTTCTGCGGCACTTTAAGATAATGGAAACACTAAGCGAAAGCAAGTGGCACAACACGCCTATAACGTCCGTTAGAAGGTCATTCAGCAACCTTAAAAACAAAGGCTTGATTAAGAAAACAGAAGTACTAATAGAGGGCGACTTCGGTAAAAATATACACGTATGGAAACTAGTCTAACGGTTCGGATAACGCCCGAAGCAAAACAAGAGTTAAACGAGATTTTAACTTTAGCTGGTGGTTACTTTAATTATAAAACCCAGCATTTGATTGACTTGCTTAATGGAGATGTTAAGTATGTTGACGTTCACCGAGAAACTCAAGAGATATTAAGGAGAGTCGTTCTTGCTACTGGTTACAGTTACGACCTAATTAGTTCAAAGAGCCGCGAGAGACAATTAGTTTGCGCCCGGCAGTTTGCTATTTGGAAGGTCTACACGGAACTCTATTCGCACGGCTACACGCTCAAGATGATAGCGGACGTTTTCAAGCGAAACCACGCAACGATTCTTTATTCAGTTAAAGTAGTCAAGGGAATGCTGGAGTTCAACGACCCGATGATAGCTAAGATAAATTTTAATTATAATCAAATTGAAGAAGATGAACGAGCAACATCTTAAAGCGTTGAAGTGTATGGTATTTGCACAGTCTTTTGTTGAAGCGTTAGACGACTTCGGAGGCAATAGAGCGTTCAAGCACCAGCTTAAAAACAAAGGAAACGCATTCGCCAAAGAAGTGGACAAGTTCCTAAACGATACCTATTCAAAAGGAAGCACGGACACGTCCATAGTTAACCTTATCGAAGGTTGTCAGGATGCTATAGACAAGCTAATTGATGAGAGCGTAACGGTAACCGAGTAAGAAGATTGTGAGTAAGAACTTTGTGAGTAAAAAAAATGAAAGAAACAGAATTAAAATTAACAGAAGAGTGGCTTTGTAGTGTTGGATTTGGAGATAATAATTGGAGCAGATACGCTATTGAAATTGATATGGATGGTGCTTGGTTATGCTTAGATTGTTGCGAAGAGAAAGATGTTTTTACAACTGTTTCAATTTACGATGAAGTTCAAAATTGTGCAGTTTATTTGCGACCACTTAATTACATAAGCGAAGTGAAGAGCCTTTATTTTTTGCTGACTGAAGAAGAACTAATTGAAACCAAAGAAGATGAAACGATACCAAGTTAAACGATGGGACAAAAGGAATACTCTTCGCTTTTGGAAGTTCGCCACTCCAGCAATAACCTTAATTTGGTTGCTGATTGTTGGAATTTTAACCTCTATATTATGAGACACGGCTCACTATTTTCGGGAATTGGAGGCTTTGACCTTGCGGCTGAGTGGATGGGATTTGATAATGTCTTTCATTGTGAATGTAACGACTTTGGTCAGAAGATTCTAAAGCACCACTTTCCGGAAGCGGATAGTTATTCAGATATTACAAAAACAGATTTTAAAAAATATGAAGGAACAATTGAGATTATTTCAGGAGGCTTTCCTTGTCAGCCCTTTTCAAAAGTTGGAAAGCGGAAAGGCGCGGAGGACGAACGCTATCTATGGCACGAAATGCTTAGAGCAGTTCAAGAGATTAAACCCAAATTCGTCCTTGCAGAAAACGTCTATGGTATCACGAATATTGACGATGGAATGGTATTCGAGCAAGTCTGTATTGATTTGGAAACTGAAGGGTACGAAGTTCAAGCGTTTGTTATTCCAGCTTGCGCCAAAGATGCTCCCCACCGAAGAGAACGAGTTTGGTTTGTTGCCTACTCCGAGCGCAATGATAGTGGGAGATGTAGATATGCAAAAACTGGACGAGCGAAGAGAACGGGAAAAAAAACGATTAAAGAACGGGAACGGATTCGGAAAGAGTTTGCCGGAATTAGCAAAGAAAGGACTTCTTCCAACACCGAACGGATTAAAAGAGACTTACGCCCAAACTGGGAAGAGTTCCCAACTGAGTCCCCACTTTGTAGGCGAGATGATGGGCTTTCCGAAAGACTGGACGGTATCACCTTTCCTAAGTGGCGCAGAGAATCCATTAAAGCCTACGGAAACGCAATAGTTCCGCAATTAGCTTACGAAATATTTAAAGCATTATGTCAAAAAGAAAACTAATACAAGAAGTAATAGAAGAACCTTGTTTTTTATACAAATTAGACAAGGCAATAATAGGAGTCTTTGAGGGAAAAGTAGTTTACTCCGAAGCAATAATAATAAACGAACTATGTAATCAGTTTTCTTTTGATGAGTCTTATGAGTGGTTTGATTACAATATTCTAAACTTGTCAAATATTGTAATTGTTCAAGACTATTTTTTAACTAACCAAGAGAATGCTAATAAACCTTAACTATATAAAGGTTAAAATAAAAATATTTATTAAATTTGTAATGTCTATGCAGAGACTGGTTAATAATATTACAATGGCTTGGGTTAGTAGGAACTGCATTTCCGAACACCTGAGCCGTTTTTAATTATGGCAGAAAACAAAAAGGCATTTGTAGCCTATTGCGACTGGCTCGAATCGTTTGAAGAACTAACGGACGAAGAAGCTGGTAAACTTGCGAAACACTTATTCAGATACGTTAACGACTTGAACCCGGAAGCACCCGACCGAATGACGAAGATGTGCTTTATTCCAATTAAGCAAAGTCTAAAGCGTGACCTTGTGAAGTATGAAGAACGGGCGGAAAGGGCTAGGATAAATGGGTTAAAAGGAGGAAGACCTAAAACCCAAAAAACCCAGTCGGTTATTTCAGAACCCAAAAAAGCTGATAGAGTAACAGATACAGTAACAGTAACAGATACAGTAAGTGTATCATCTAAAGATGATGGTAAAGCACCACCACCGTTAGAAGAAGTTATTTTGTACTTTGACGAAAACGGCTACACTAAGGAATCAGCTACTAAGATGTTTGAATACTATGAAGAAAGCAGAAAGCCACGCGGCAGAGTTTGGAAAGACGGAAGAGGCAACACGGTTAAGAACTGGAAGCAAAAGGCTCGTAGCGTTTGGTTTAAACCCGACAATCTGAAGAGTAACCAAGAATTTGATTTTAAGAACTTTGACAACGTGATATACCCATGATACAAGACTATTTAAACCACCTGAACAACGGCTCAACAGTTTATAAACTAAAGCCATACGGTGAAGAGAAATTCAACGGGGCAAGGTTAGCTTTTATTGAATGTTGTAAGTCTATCGTTCCAAACTGGAGAGATGTTAGCCCAGCAACTACTGACCAACTTGTTAGGTATTGCGTACAATCCGACAAGTTTAAAGGCGACCTTTCTAAAGGCATTATTTTGATGGGAAATACTGGAGTAGGTAAAACAGTTTACTTGAAGGCACTTAGTTTAATGATGGGCTACACTAACAAGTTTAAGTTTAACATCTTCACGGGTTTTGAAATGGAAAGGTTATACCAACTGGACTCAAACCACTCGGACGTTTACCCGTTAGACTCAGCGTTACAAAGTAAGATGTTTGGAATAGACGACTTGGGAGAAGAACATTCTTCCATAAAGAGATACGGCACAGAAATAAACGTAGGCATTGATACGCTTACACAACGACACCAGCTTTATACAAACAAAGGCTACCTAACTTTTGCAACGAGTAACTTAAACGCTGAGATGATGGCTAAGAAATACGGCAAGAGAATCGAAAGCCGAATGCACGAAATGTTTAATATTATTGGAGTAACTGGAAACGACCTACGGAAATGAAAAAAGAAAATAAACAATATCCAAGTCCAATGGCTAAAGCCGATAGCCTTTATGATATTTGGGGATTACTTGGAGCGCAAACTGAAGCGTTTGAAGGCATTACATTTAATTTACCACCGGGTAAGGAATACTGGGAGGAGGTTAAAAGACACTTAAAATTCTTTGATAAATGAAAACATACGAAATCCTAACTGCGACATTCAGCAAACTAATCAAAGCAATAGACAAGGACTCTGCTAAGATTGCCTTTGAGCAGATGTTTAAAGATGCTGAGATAATTCAGATTAAAGAATACGACTTTATGGGGCAACGTGACGACTAAATAAAAAACACTATCTTGGTCGCGTGAGAGACAAAGCGGTAATTGATTTAATCGGAGACGAAGAACTTCGGGAACTAGCTAATAAGATTTGCTCAGTACCTGACGACCTTATCCAAGAGGTCGCACTTGTTCTAATGGAACTGTCAGAAGAGAAGTGGCAACAGATAAACGAGGGCGGCTATCTTCGTTACTACGTTGTTCGTACGATGCTTAATATGGCGACATCTCCGCGCTCTAGCTTCTCCAAACTTTACAACCTTCACAATTACGAGCAAATAGATTACGACCGTGAAGATTACGACCAAGAAAAAGAGGACGACATCCAAATGCTGGAGATGCTTATGGAAGAGTTGTATTGGTACGACCGTAAGATTTTAGAAATGTGGCTGGAGGAAGGCTCTTACAGAAAGGTTTCGGCAAAGGTCGGCATACCATTCAAGTCGATAGGTAACTCAGTCAAAAGAGCATTAGAAACACTAAAGCAAAATTATTATGGAATACACTTGGAACGCCTTGTCCGGGGCAACATTGGCTTACATTTGGATAGAGATTATAGGAGTAGACATTCTAATCAAGAAGTGGATAAACATACACGAACTCACTCGGATTAAACCGTTTGATTGTCGACTTTGTTTGTCGTTTTGGTTTGGCGTTATGTTTGGAGCGGTTGACCCGTTAACGGCTTTGCAGACTGGACTTATTGCGGTATTGGTTGAGCGGCTAATGTATCGGCTTGAGATATGAGCAAGATAGTAAAGCTAAACGGTCACAAGCTAAAAGCTGAGAAGGTAGCCAAGAAGATTGAATCAATAGTGAGGTCAATTGAACGACTGGAAAAAATAAAGAGATGCTAATAACAATAATAATTTTAATCGTGATTGTTTATCCAGTATTCCGTTACGTTAAAGAAAGAAGATAATGCACAAAAAAGACGTTTTGCTATTTATAAAAGAACGGCAAGAAGCACTCAGTAAAATGAAGGCTTCACAATTCGCTGGACGGATAACACGAGAAGAACAAGCATTGTATCAAGAGGCTTGGTCTTATATCGACCCGAAAGCGAAGGTTTGCTTCAGTTGCGGAAGGAGTCCGCAGATTATGAGCGTGGCACTTCTGAATTATTACGAAGCGAACAAACCAAAGAGAAGGAAGAAGAAATGAAACAGAACGAGCAGCACGAGAACTACGGGTTATATATTACCCAAAACACTTACACGATGGACTTCTATTGCTTCAGCCGAGACGTAGCAGATTTGTACTGGAGCGGAGAGCCTTGCAAGAAAGCATCGGGCAAGACATCACAAGAAGCACTTTCAAACTACAAGAATGGAGTTTATTGCGATAAGTAAAGTAATACCCAACTCGGACAATCCGAGATACATAAAGGAGGAGAAGTTTAAGAAGCTAGTTCAGTCTATTAAGGACTTCCCCGAAATGGCTAACGCTCGTCCGATTGTAGTTAATACTGAAATGGTTGCGCTTGGTGGCAATATGCGACTCAAGGCAATGCAAGAAGCTGGCTGGTCAGAAGTGCCCGTTAAGGTTGTGGACTGGAGCGAAGAGAAACAACGAGAGTTTATCATTAAAGATAACGTAGGCTTTGGAGATTGGGACTGGGACGAGTTGGCTAATACTTGGGATGCTGAAGAACTGAACGAGTGGGGGCTTGATACGTGGCAACCCGAAGAGGAGACAGAAGAAGAGCCGAAGGCAACCAAAGAAAAAGAGACTTGTCCGTATTGCGGAAAGTAACTTAAACAGAGAGATAACAATGGCAAAGGACGATAATTTAAAGCCGTTTAAGAAAGGACAAAGCGGCAACCCTAGCGGACGACCGAA